GCTTCACTCAGATCGAGTGTAGCCAGCGAACCATCAATTGAGCCCTGACGCGCCATTCTCTGATTAGGAGTTTGGTGCGTAAACCCTATAAGGGAACCCACAAGTGGGTCGGACTCAAGAAGAGGCTTGAATCTCAACCACAGAGCCTGCTGCATAAACATCATGTAGCTAGGTTCCATGGCGATAATTCGAGGCGTCTTTAGCGTTTTAGGAACATGAATGACCTTTACCGGTTGTTCAGATCCGGGTTCAAGCAGCTCATCACGATCCAGTCTTTGGTGGAATCGAACGTTTGGCAGGAGATATTCCGATGAAGGAAATACTCTTTCCAGACGAGCGGTCCATTGAAGACAAACGTACTTCTCGTTACCGAGGAGGCCGTTGGCAGTACTGCCGGAACCGTGCTTTGGGATGAGGTCGAAGTTACTGACCTCACCGTCGACCTGGGCGAATACCCGGGCAAAGAGGAGACGAGAAATACGAGCGAAATCGTCGCAGATGCGACGATCCAGACCGTTTTCCGCCTCCATGAGCTGGCTTTCAGCCTCGATATACTTTGCGTAAGCCGCACGAACACGGCGCGCAGAGCACTCGATTTCGATCTTTCCGCATAAGGCAGCAAGCTGCCTGACTGCGGCGATCGAGCGAATGCACGGCGTATCGAGGGCAACACCGTTCGAAGCGTCGAAGACGTTCTCAAGGAAACCTCCTAGAAATAGGGGGGTACCTGCTCTTCGCCGGAAACCGGCGAAATGAGTTGGAGAGATACCGCCAATGGATAGGGCTTCATCGAAGTCCTTACCGAAAGCGGGCAAGGTTATCGTTAAAAATGATAACCCCTCGTCTTTTACGCGACTCGTGACCGTTTCATAGTCACGAGCGGTGCTAACGCGACACTTGCTGCCCATGTCTAGGGCAACAGTTTGCCAGAGTTGTAACAGGCTTTTCATTCGTCCCTTTCATAAAGGTGGCGGATTCCTGCCCTATGTTACAGCCACAGACTTCTGCGAAACCCACAAGAGGGAGGCCCGGCATGGGCCCCCCTCGAGGGTGGTGAAGAGAGCTTAGCTCTCTCCACCCAGAAGCTGCGTCACCTTGGCTCCCGAAGAGGCCGAAAGATGGGCAAGAAGCCCATCCACGACCTTCTTTGCCGTTGCCGAGTCGTAGCCGACCGGATGGTCGACGACGAGGTAGACGGAAAGCGACTGGCTGACGTTCTGCCCGCTGATGAGCGGGTTGGCGACGAGCGAGTCCTTCGTGATCTTGATCTGATGCCGGACACGACGCCCATTCTGATGGTTGATATCCATCTTGTGGGTCCGGTCCGAGGTGCTGAAGCGCCCACCGGTCTCCGAGGAGCCGGTACGCGCCATCACCTGAGCAACAGCATCGATGGTGACGGTCTGTGGATCTGAAAACAAGGAACTCTTCTTTGTTTGAGGTGTGGATCCAATCCGGATTATTCCGGGTATGGAAAAGCACTGGCTGATAACCAGCGACCTACCTAGTTAAACCTAGGGCGGTCAAGATAGCTAGTTGTCGGACAGAAAAACTGTCAAACACCAAGCCAAAACCGTAAGGCGTTGCACGGATTCTGCGCTTCGATTCCACATCGAAGACAGTAGAGACCTCAGTGAACGGGAAATCTCCTCCACGAAGGAGTTTGA